TACTCTGGCGGCGGCTAAGAGGCTGGCGGGGAATGCTGAGGCTGTTGGCCGCGGAACCTACGAAGCCAAGCCCACAACGGTTACTGCTGGCTGGGATAACGAGTTGCGCGCCGGAGCTGTGGTCCGGGAAACGTCCCACGATTACAAGGACGCCAGGGATTCGATTCTGCGCCGCGTCACTGAGGCCATGAAGGTGGTGGAGCGGTGATCGATGGTCTTGTTTTCCCGGACGTCCGCGAGTGCCTAAATGACCTTGTGGACGGTACGGAGCATCTAGGAGATCCGGTTCGGATGGTCTGGCATCTGCCAGCCGACGACTACGGCACGCTGCAGGGCCCGTTCCCCATCGTGCTGGTGTACACGAACGGCGGCACTGAGGGTTACATCGACCGCGTAGACCGAGTGACGCTCGAATGCTACGCGCCAGGCACGCAAGCGGTGAACACTTTGGAGTCCATCAAGGCGTTCATCTGCGGCACTGACATTGAGACGGCTCATGGCTATCTCGACGCTATCAAGTCCGATCAGGTGCCCGAGGATGTCCCGTACACCTCGGACACCTTGAACAAGGCGACAGTGACTTTCATGGTCACGTCCCGCCCCCTCTAACCCCCTACCGGGGACAAACAATTCACATTGCCCTTGAAAGGGGTTCAAAGTCATGCCCACATTCCAGACAATTCAGCAGGAATCGGATGAGCGCGCTCTTATCCGCAAAATTCAGCGAGCCATCGGCTTCATTGCCCCAACGTCGGTAGATCTTCCGGACACTCTTTTCACCGGCGCCGGCGCGCTGGTGGATCTCAAAGCCGCCGGGTTCCTCCCCATCGGCATGGTCACGCCGGACGGTTGGGAATTTGGCCGCGACGTGTCCAAGGAGGACGTGACCGCTCTCGGATACGCCGGTGCTGTTCGCTCTGACGTGACAGAGGTTGCCCGGTCGGTGACCGTGACGGCGTTGGAGTCGGGCCGCAAGCACATGCTTGAGCTCACCTACGGCACGGATCTGACCGCGACAACTCAGGAAAATGCCACCGGCGAGATCGTCTTTGACGAGCCTGACCTTCCCGTTGGCCAGGAGTATCGGTTGCTCGTGATCGGTTCTGATGGTCCGGCGGCTGAGAACTGGATCTTCGGACGCGGTTTTGGCCGAGTGAAGCTGTCCTCGACGGATTCCCAGAAGTGGGGTTCCAGCGATCCTGTGTCCTCCGCGTTGACGTTCGACGTCTTCACGGACGACGAGATCGGCACGCCTGTCCGCCATTACATGGGCGGCACTGGTGCTGTGCTGCACAAGACGGTCCTGGGCTTCACCGCAGCCACGCCGTAACCAACAGACCGCGGGCCGCGCCACTTTCCGGGTGGTAGTGGCGCGGCCCGCTTCAAACCTTCCAACCACCCGCATTGCACGAGAGGGATAGATCATGCCCCGATTCACTTCCAAAGACGGCCAGACCACGGTTGAGACGTCCGTTCCCCGCGAAGCTGCTGAGCTTCGCTCCCAGGGGTTCACCGAGCAGAAGGCCAAGACGGCCGCTGTGAAGGAAACCGACGCGGCCAAGCCCGCAACCACCACCAAGTAACCAAACCACCACCACCCGGAGGTAACACCATGGCTAACGACAAGCCCACCATTCACCTGTCCCTTTCCGCTCTTGAGGCTGAGGTTTCGAAACCGGAAGCGTTCGTGCTTGCTCTCTCCGGAGGCAAGCGAATCACGTTCCCGGACCTGTTCGACATGCCCGCTGATGAGGCAAACGAGTTCTTCAAGGACCTCGAGCAGACCGGACAGAACGACTTCTCCTTCCTTGAGAAGTGGCTCTCTGCGAAGGACTTTGAAGCCTACAAGGCTGAGAAGATCCCGCTGCGTGTCCACGCCGCTTTGATTCAGCGGGTCATGGACTACTACGAGAAGACGGTTGGGAAGCCGGGGGAAGGGCGCGCCTCTGCGAGCTCCTAACCCGCTACCGCCCCCAGATCCGCGCCGACCTCGCACACGAGTACCCCGGCGTGGATCTGGCGGAGTGGTACGCAGGCAAGCGGTGGGTGGCGTTGCTCGAGTTGATCGACATGCTGCCCGCCGCTAGCCGGCTCAACGAGGCGATAGCGAATGACCCTGAAGCGGCTAAGGCGATAGCTGAAGCGAACCAGGGCAATGAGTCCGAGCCGTGGGCGCCGCGGACCTCGGAATGGGATCTCCACGCAACCATGCTCGGAGATATAGCCACGAAGCTGGACCGTCTTGGCGCTATCCTCATCAAGGTCAACGGCGGAAAGCCGGGCGATGTGAAGCCGTTCCCAACCCCCAAGACAGAGATTCAGGCGGCCATGAAGGCCGCCGAGCGTGATTGGGCTGTGCAGTTCGCCGGCCAGTTTGGTTTCTCCACGGAGGACCTGTGACAACTCAATAGGAGGCCCCGTGCCCGTCATCGGCGTAGCTGAAGTCTTGGTAAAGCCATCGTTCAAGGGCACGCAGCAGAGTGTGGCCCGTGAAATGGACGGGATCGCGGAGGAATCTGGGAAGTCCGCCGGGTCCAGGATGGGTGCCGCGCTCGGTAAGGCGCTCAAGGTCGGCGCCGTCACAGTGGGCACAACGGCGGTGGCTGCCTTGGGCGTCGCTCTTACCAAGGGTTTCGGCCGTTTGCAGGCTATCGAGAACGCCAAGGCAAAGCTGACAGGGCTTGGCCATGACGTCGAGACCGTCACGGGCATCATGAACGACGCGATGGCTGCCGTGAAAGGCACCGCGTTCGGGCTCGATGAGGCCGCCACAGTCTCAGCATCAATGGTTGCCTCTGGAATCAAGCCAGGGAAAGAACTCGAGAGCACTTTGAGGCTCGTCGGTGACGCAGCGACGATCGCTGGCACTGACATGAGTTCAATGGGGTCCGTCTTTGGGAAAGTCGCGGCTTCCAACAAGATCCAAGGCGACACCATTGCCCAGCTCGCAGACATGGGCATTCCCATTATTCAGCTTCTTGCTAAAGAACTCGGCACCTCTGCCGAGGAAACGTACAAGCTGGCGTCTGAGGGCAAGATCAACTTCGACGTCTTTTCGAAGGCTATGCAGAACGGTCTTGGCGGGGCGGCGCTGAAGTCTGGCGACACCTTGCAGGGCGCGTTCAAGAACACAATGGCCGCTGTTGGCCGTATCGGGGCCAGCCTGCTGTCTGGCGTGTACCCCCGGATCCGCGAGTTTTTCGCTGGCGCCATTGAGTGGTTGAAGCCGCTTGAAGAGGGCGCGAAGGTTGCTGGTGCGGCGATTGGCGACTTTCTCACCAAAGGGATTGATGCGCTGACGATAGCGGTCGATTCCTTTATGGGCGGTTGGGAGAACGCTGGCGCGAAGGTGGAGTCTGGTGGGCTTACTGGCGCGTTGATCAACTTTGGCGCGAAGGCCAGGACCGTTTTCGATGGCGTTTTTGGTCTGTTCGATCTGCTGGTGAAGGGCGATTACACGGGCAAGCTTCGTGAGGTCTTCGGCTGGGAAGAGGACTCCCGGTTTGTGGATTTCCTGCTGACTGTGCGCGAAACAGTTATGAAAATCCCGGACGCTTTGAAAAGGGTTATCGATGTTGGCGGGGATGTTGCGAAGTTCCTGTGGGACATGCGTACCCCGATCACTGTCATTTCGGGTCTGATTGTTCTGGCTTTGATCCCGCACTGGGTGACTCTTGGCATTGAGGCTCTGAAGTCGGCGGCTCAGCAGAAGCTTGCTTGGGTGATGGCTCAGGGTGCGGCGGTCAAGTCCACGTACGTGCAGCTTTGGGGCCTCGGCGTCATTGTTGCTGGCTGGGTTCTGGCTGGCACGCAGGCGACGATCCAGGCTGTGAAGATCGCGGCCGGCTGGTTGATTGCTATGGGCCCAGTCGGTTGGATCATCGGCATCATCGCGGCTGTTGTGGCGGCGTTTGTGTGGGCGTATAACAACGTTGGTTGGTTCAAGGACGGCGTCGATGCGGCTATGCGCTGGATCGGTGACGTGGTTGCGAACGTTTTCAACTGGGTGCAGGACGTCATCCGTGGGGTGGTTGATTGGTTCACGGGGACGGCACTGCCTGCTTGGGATGCAGCGATTCAGGCTATTGGTGGTTTCTTCACCTGGCTTTGGACTGGTGTTATCAAGCCGGCGTTTGACGGTATCGCTGCAGTCATCGCGTGGGTGTTCAACTCGATCATCAAGCCGGTTTTTGATGGTATCTCGGCGGCGGTCAACGTTGTCGGGGCGGTCTTCAACTGGCTGTATCTGAACGTTCTGAAGCCGGTGTTCGATTCGGCTTCGGTGATCATCGGCGGGTTCTACCTTTTCTTCCGTGGCGTTTTCCAGGTCATTGTCTCGATCATCCAGAACATCGTCGTGCCGTTGTTCCAGTACTTCTGGGACCGCATGGTGGAGGCGTTCGTTGGGATCGGGGCCACGATTTCGGATTGGTGGAACGCGGCTGTTGCGATCTTCAACACGGTCGTGACTTTCGTCCATGATGTCTTCGCGGCGGCGTTTACGTGGTTGTACGAGAACGTTGTGAAGCCTGTGTTTGACGGGATCAGTTCGGTAGTCACTTGGGCGTGGAACAACGTTCTGAAGCCGACGTTCGACTCTTGGGTTTGGTTCTTCACGAAGGTCATTCCTGACGCGTTGAACTGGCTCTATCTGAACGCTGTGAAGCCCGTGTTTGACGCTATCGGGAACGCGGTCAATTGGGTGTGGCTGAACCTTTTGAAGCCCATCTTTGACACGTGGGTGAACATCTTCATGGTGGTCATCCCGAACGCTTTGAACTGGCTGTACACGAACGGCATCAAGCCGGTGTTTGACAGCATCGGC